TCAAACTCTCTCTTTTTGGAAAACCAGCCTGAACTGGCCGAGACTGGCGGCGATCAGCCCCGACCTGCTCTGATGGGTCGAGCGTTGCCCAGACTGGAATCGGCGCGCTTTGGGGATTTGTCTTATGGGCCTGCTGTCGCAGCCTGGGCGCAGAAGTACATGTCTGTAACGCTTATGGACTGGCAAAAACATGCACTTTTTGGCCAACTTGAATGCGACGACACAGGCAAATTGTTGCGCTCACAGTCGCTTGTGGAAACGGCGCGCCAGCAAGGCAAGACGGTCGCATTATCTGCCTTAATTGGTTGGTGGCTTACAGAGTTTGCACAGCTGCGCGGCACGCCACAAAACATTCTGAGCACCGCGCACAAACTCGACAGGGCCGAGGCAATCTTCTTGTACCTGCAACCCATTCTGACCGAGTATTTTAACGGCAAGCCTTTGCGGGCTTTAGGCCGTAAGAGTGTGGACATGCCAGACGGCAGCCGCTGGGAAGTCAGGGCCGCAACGCCAGGCAACGCCCACGGCGGCAGCAACGACCTGATCGTGTGCGACGAATTATGGAACATCCAACCAACCGTTGTCTTTGATGCTTTGCAACCATCGCAAATAGCGCGCGCCAATCCTCTGTTTTCGTGTTGGTCAACAGCTGGCGATGAGTCGAGCACGGCAATGCTGCGTATGCGCGAACAGGGCATAAACGATATTGATGCCGGCGTTTCCCGCAAACTTTATTTTGCCTCATGGTCACCCCCGCCAGGCGTTGATGTAAATGACCAACAATATTGGGCGTGGTCAAACCCTGCTTTGGGCGTGACCGTCAGCCTTGACGCGCTCATAGCTGCGAGCCAATCACCCGACCGTTCTAGTTGGCTACGCGCTCACCTGAACCTGTGGGTAGCAGCTGCACAAGGCTGGTTGCCAGTGGGCAAATGGGCTGAATGCCAGACAGACAAAATAAGCCCGACAGGGGGAACCTTGGCTATTGACAGCAGCCTGGATGACTCGCGTTATGTGGGCGTTAGATCTGTCGGTAATCCTGACGGCACAGTTACTTGCACAGTTGAGTTTGCTGTCGAGTCCGAGCAGGCCATGTGGGCAGAAGTTGTGCGCGTCTTAACTGACCCGACGGTACAACTGGCAATAACCCCGATGCTAGACCTGCACCTGCCAGAGGTTTACCGCCGGCGATCCCAGACTGTGGGCTATGGCGAGCTGCTGAAATTTACGCCTCTTGTGCGCAACATGATTATTGAAAACAGGCTATTTCACACAGGCGAAAACGCACTGGCCGAACATTGCGACCGTGCCGTAATGGTTAAAACGCAGGCTGGCAGTGCCTTGTCAAGCGCCAAGTCTGCAGGCCCAATAGAACTGGCTCGCTGCATGATTTTTGCTAGCGCGCTGGCCTCTAAACCAATTACCAAAAACAAGCCTTTGTTAGTTGTCGTTAACGGCTAACCTGTCAATGGTGGTTGCTGGCAATCCTGCCGGACTACGTCGGCAACCACCACACGACAGCAACATTTGAGGCATACTTACAGCATGGGCATTTTTGCAAACAAGCAAGTTAAAAAAGCGGCTATTTCGCCAATGCCTTTAACGGCACAAGCTGACGCGCCAAAAGTACAGGCCGCTGTCGGTATCGGTGGCGCCAATTCTGTTGGCCAGTTTTACCAGTACCAGGAGGGCACAGCGCGCAACCGCGCAATGTCTCTGGCAACTGTCAGCCGTTCGCGTGACCTGCTCGCCAGCGTCATTGCTTGCATGCCTTTGCAAATGTATAACGAGGTTTTTAACGACTCGACAGGCGAAATGGAACAAGTTGACATTGCGCCTAGGTCATGGTTGCGCCAGCCTGACCCGACCGTTACCTACAACTTTTTGATGGCCTGGACTCTTGACGATCTGCTTTTCTACGGCAGGGCATTTTGGTATATCAGCTCACGCACTACCGACGGTTTTCCTGCATCGTTCACGCGCATACCTGCCGGCAGTATTACTACCCCCGATCAGACCGACGGCCCAGTGTTTTTTGGCATCAGCAAAGAGGTTTACTTTGCCGGCCAGCAAATACCCACCGAAGATCTAGTGCAATTCTTGTCACCCATTCAAGGCATCATTTACAGCAGCCAGCAAACTATTGCCACCGCGTTAAAGGTCGAAGAATCACGGTACAACATGGCCCGGACGTCCTTGCCGTCTGGAATCCTTAAACAAACTGGCGGCGAACCCTTGAGCGCAACGGAATTAGCCGATATCGGGGCCGCATTTAACCAGGCGCGCATGACCTCCCAGACGGCTGTCTTAAACGAGTTTTTGACGTACGAGCCCAGCAATGCAACACCTGACAAGATGCTGATGATAGAAAGCGCACAGTACAGCGCGCTCGACTTGTCGCGCCTTTGCGGAATCCCGCCCTACCTTGTCGGCGTCGCTACTGGCTCTTACGCTTACACCAGCTCAGAGCAATCACGCGCTGACCTGTACATTTTCGGCGTGAAACCATACGCCGAGTGCATTGCCGCAACCCTTAGCCAAAACAACGTTTTGCCTCGCGGCACGTTCGTAAAATTCAACGCAAAAAATTACCTAGAAGAAAACTACATCGCTGACGCAATGACGCCAGACGATGAAAATACCCAGGAGGAATTAGCATCATGATTAGAGTAACCGCAAGCACTTTTACCGTTGACGCAGCTGCAGCCGACGGCACTAAAGCGCGCACGATTACTGGCATTGCTGTGCCGTACAACGTCACTGCAAACGCCAGTGGTACGGAAGTTATGTTCTTGCGCGGCAGTCTCCCAGTTGAGGGCAAAGCCCCCAAGCTCTACATGCAACACGACGCCAGCCAAGCAATCGGTCTTGTCACCGAGCGCGACGATGACGAGGAAAACATGTATTTTTCGGCCAAGGTCAGTGCAACTGCGCTAGGGGATGAGGCTCTGATCTTGGCTGGAGATGGTGTACTAGACAGCGTGTCTGTAGGCGTAAACCCGACGCGGTTTAGCTACAACGAGGCAGGCGTTATGGTTGTCGAGGCTGCAGACTGGTTAGAGCTGTCGCTAGTGCCTCAGCCGGCATTTGCGGGGGCAACCATCAGCGAAGTTAATGCCAGTATTCACACAAACCCAGAAAATTTGTGCAATACTGAAACAGAAGACCCGACAACGGAAACAGAACTACCGGAGGAACCCGAAGTGTCAGAACAAGCCGCACCTGAAGTTATTGAAGCCTCAGCACCAATTTTTGCAACAGCAAAACGTCAATTTGACTTGCCGACACCTGGCGAATATCTCGCAGCCATGCACATTGGCGGCACCACTTTTGAGAACGTGGCTGCTGCAGCTCGCAACTACATGTTGAGCAAGCAGTCAGCATTTGAGTTTGCTGCTGGCGACGTTTTGACCACGGACACCCCAGGCCTCCTGCCTGTGCCGGTGCTCGGCCCTGTGTTCGCGAATCTTAACCAAGCCATTAGGCCTGTGGTCGCAGCTGTGGGCGCTCGCGCTTATCCAGACGGCGGCACACAAAAAACCTTTATTCGCCCAACGTGGACGACACACACAAGCGTGGCGACACAGAGTTCTGAACTTGCAGCAGTGTCGGCAACCACACCCGTAATTGCCTCTAACGTAATTTCTAAAACAACTTTGGCTGGACAAGTTACTTTGTCAATTCAGGATGTTGACTTTACGTCGCCTGGCTCAATGGACATTATCATTAACGATTTAATGGGGCAGTACATGCAGGCAAGCGACAACCTCGCTGCCGACGGTATTGTTGCTGGCGGCGACCAAACTGCTGCAGGCACATGGACAGTCACAGCAAACGACCCAAGCACATTGGTTAGCGCAATGTACGCTGCAGCATTTGAGATTTTGACTGCAACAAACTTTTTGCCAGACCACATCTTTGTAAGCCCAGACGTTTGGCGCAAACTTGGTGCACAGCTCGACGCAGACAAGCGCCCCGTGTTCCCATACGTCGGTGCCGCTGGACTCATGGGCGTTAATGGTCTTGGCTCGGCAAACATTACTGTGGCCAACACTTTTAACCCATTTGGGTTGAATTTAGTAGCTGACCGCAACTTTGCTGCAAACACAATGATTGTGGCTCGCGGCGCTGCTATCGAATTTTATGAGAGCATCAGGGGCCTCCTGACAAGAGACGAACCTGCAACCTTGGGCAAGGTCATGAGTTATCATGGCTATGCCAGCCTTTTTGTTGCAGACGCCCAACAGGTTCAAGGCATCGCAATCGCTTAGTCAGAAAGGCGGCAACCGCCGATGGCTATATATAAAACGCAAGGTAAACAACTGCTAGACAACTACGCAGTGGTGCAGACGCTGGAACCCACAGAAATAGTTGTGGGCCAGCAGGTAACTATCGGCAACCTTGGTGCCCCGTTCAACGGCACGTTTACTGTGCTCGACATACCGCTGTACGAGTACATCGGCGTTGACGGTGAGTCAGGCGCGCTGCTATTTAACGCAAACGTGCCCAGAGAAAACCAAGTGTTGTTTGCTTGCACAGGCGCCGACGTTTTATACACCGTCATTTATACCGGCACCGTCACTTACACTCAGAGCTGCACCTGGATTACAGCAGCGCAGCTAGAAACCTATTTGGGCGTAGATATTGCCGACCCATCAGACGATTACACACTGCTTACGCAGGCCCGCAACGCCGGCAACGATTTTGCCTATCGTCGCAGGCAGGAGTCCGGCTATGCAGACTCATTAACAACTTCACCTGGGCACGACGTCACTCTAGGTACTCTCATGTATGCGGCGGCCTTGTGGCGTAGTCGAGGCAGTACGCAAGACACCTTTGCGACCTTTGACGGCATGGGCCAAGCAAACGTTAATGCCATGACCCCAGTTATTAAGCAGCTGCTAGGCATTGACCGCCCTCAGGTTGCCTGATGGCTTACACAGACCTGTTTAACGAGGCAATCGCAGACGTGACAGCCACATTGCAAGCCGTTACAGGCCTGCGCGTCGTAAATGACGCCACAAAAATAGTGCCTAACTGTGTGTTTCTTGACGCGCCAAGTTTTGAGACCATCGCCGGCAAAGGCAACATTGTGCGCATGACATTTCAAGTCAAGGTCATCGGCACAGGCCCAGCAGGCCTGCCAGTACTGCAGAAACTGTTAAGCATTGCCGCCAGCGTGCTGGCAAGCCCCATTATTGTTATGTCAGGCCAGCCAGGTGCAGTCGAAATGGGCGGGGCGACCTACCCGTGTTACAACTTGCAAATGGCTTTACAAGCACAGACAGCATAAAAGTGTTACTCTTTACCTATAGCGCAGCGTTCTTTTAGGAGACAAAATGGCAACTACAACGTATCTCACAAACCCAACAGTCAACCTCTCCCCAACTACTGGCGGCGCAGCTGTTGATTTAACTGACCAATGCCGCAGCGCAACAATTACGCTGGGCGTTGACAGTTTAGAGTCAACTGCATTTGGCGATACAGGGCACCGTTTTGTGCAAGGCTTGCAGACCGTAGAAGTAGAGCTTGAAATGTACCTGTCTTACGGCGCTGGCGAAGTCGAGGCAACCTTGTTTGCAAATTTAGGCACTGGCACAACACAGCTTGTTATTAGCCCTGCTGGCACATCGGAAAGCGCAAGCAATCCTGAGTACACAATTATTAACATGCAGCTTGTCAACTTTACGCCCATTGCTGGCGCTGTTGGAGAACTCAGCATGGTTACCGCGTCCTTTGTTGGTGGAACCTACACGCGCGACATCACCCCATAACTAACCCGACGCAAGGCGGCAGAC